GGTATTGCAGAAGACTTCTTTCGTTCAGTATATCCAACAATTTCTTCTGGTAAAGAAACTAAAGTAATTATTGTATCAACACCTAATGGATTAAACCATTTCTATAAGATGTGGGTTGAGGCTGAAGAAGGTAGGAGTAATTTCGTTAATTTCAGTGTACATTGGTCACAAGTTCCCGGGAGAGATGAGGAATGGAGACGTGAGACTATAGCAAATACAAGTGAGGAACAGTTTGAACAAGAGCACGAAGCATCATTCCTAGGGTCATCAAACACGTTAATCAATACTAATAAACTACAACAATTAGTCCACAAGGAACCAGTTTTACGATCATTAGGATTAAATGTATATGAAGAGACTCTTGAAAACAATCAATATATTGTATGTGTCGACACTGCAGAGGGTCGTGGGCAAGACTATTCTACTATATCAGTAATAAATGTCACTAAATACCCAATGACTCAAGTTGCCGTCTATAGAAGTAACTCTATATCACCTTTATTGTTACCAAACATTGTTAATGAGGTGGCGATGAAATATAACATGGCTGATGTACTGATAGAAAGAGACTCTGCTGGTGCAGAAGTGTTAAATATACTCAATTATGACTTAGAGTATGAGAATATCATTGCAATGAGTGGTACTAAATCAGATGGGTTTGGGGTTAAAATGACAAAGAAGGTCAAGTCAATTGGTTGTTCTAACCTAAAAGACTTAATCGATAATGAAAAATTAGTGATAAGTGATTTAGATACGATATCAGAGTTGGCTTCATTTGTAATAAAAGGGAAATCGTTTGCAGCAGAAGATGGTTGTCACGATGATGTTGTGATGGGCTTAGTATTATTCTCTTGGTTTACCTCACAAGATTTGTTTAAGGATTTAACTAACAAAGATATTAGAAATACAATATATGCTGAACAAATGAAGCAGATAGAAGATGAAATGTTACCATTTGGTATATTCAATAATGGTGAAGAAGATAAAGACCAATATGTCAAGGATGGTGGGGAACTTTGGCAAATTGTCTAAATACATATTATTATAAATATTTACATCGAATAGAGAAGATTATTACGATCTTTTCATTAATCTTACAAACAAAATTTACGATTAAAGGAGACAGACTATGCAATTAAGTCCAGGTGTAGAAATTAAAGAACGTGATCTCTCCACGACGGTCGCCCCAGTTGCCAGTGGTGTAGGAGCCACAGTAGGCTTCTTTGAGTGGGGACCTGTTGGAGAGGTAGTTACAGTAACTTCAGAAAATGATCTAGTAGCAAAATTTGGAGCACCAACTAACGGAACAGCAGATTCGTTCTTTGGAGCAGCCAACTTTTTGAGATATGCAAACGATTTAAAAGTAGTGCGTGTAGTTGGTACAGCCAGTTACAATGCTACTGATGGTGGTGGTGCAGTATCAGTTAAAAATAGAGATGATTTTGATTCTCAATATACTGCTCTTGTAGCTGGTACAGAAGCCTTTGTAGCACGTTATGCTGGTGCAGAAGGAAACAAATTAGTTGTTTCTTATTCTGACTTTACAAATTGGGGCACATTCATTGATGCTAACTTATTTGATACAGCACCAGACTCAGCAAAATATGAGGTTGGTATTACTGTTCGTTACTATGATGAATCAGTAGCAGCAGCACCTGATTACGTTGATACTACTGTATACACAGCAGGTCAATTAGCAATGGATGGTGGTGTTGCATTTAAATGTATAAAATACTTAGACCAAGATGCAACAGCTGATGGTGTTGTTAAACCTAATGTTTCTGCCAATTCTGACCTTTTCTGGGAAGTAGTTGGGTTTAATGTAGTCGAGTCTTTCATGGTATCTGCCACTGATGGATTCACAGGACCTACAGGTGAAAATAATTATGCAAGTGAAGTAATTAATAACCGTTCAAAATGGATATATGTTGTCTCTGAAAATTTAGGTGCAGCAGCACAAGAGAAATTTTCAGACGGTGGTGTAGCAGCCCCTGTCAATGGTGACTGGACAGATGGTTGGGACTTAATGGCTAATCCAGAAGAAGTAGATGTTCAACTTCTTGTTGCTGGTGGTGCTAATGGTCTTCCAACAGCAGACAGTAAATTAGTGTCAGAATACATAGTAAACCAAGTTGCATTTGCACGTGGTGACTGTATGGCATTCATTTCTCCAGCAAAACAGTTAGTAACAGATTCTCTTGGTGACCCAAGTACTATTACTACTGCACTTGTTGATTACAGAGATAGTCTTAACGTTGGTGCTAAAGCAGGTACATACTGTGCAATGGACGGTAATGTTAAGTATCAATATGATAAGTACAATGATAAATATCGTTGGATGAATCTTAGTGCTGATATCGCTGGTCTTTGTGTATTCACAGATAATGTTAGAGACCCTTGGTGGAGTCCTGGTGGCTTAAATCGTGGTGCTATTAAATCTGTGGTTAAATTAGGTTTTAATCCAGCACAAGCATACAGAGATACACTTTATAAGAATGCAATCAATCCAGTTGTTTCATTCCCAGGTCAAGGTACAGTACTTTGGGGTGATAAGACAATGACTAATAAACCAAGTGCATTTGATAGAATCAATGTACGTAGATTGTTTATCTTCATTGAGAAGGCAATTAGTAGAGCATCTAAGTTCTTCTTATTTGAGTTTAACGATTCATTTACTAGAAGTCAATTTGTTTCAACAGTTGATCCTTTCTTACGTGACGTTAAAGGTCGCAGAGGAATGTCTGATTACTTAGTTGTATGTGACGGTTCAAATAATACTTCAACGGTTATTGATGCAAATGAGTTTAGAGCTGATTTCTACATCAAACCAAGTAAGAGTATTAATTTTATAACACTCACATTTGTGGCAACCAAAACTGGTGTTGCATTTAGTGAAGTAATAGGTTAAGGAGGATAGAAAATGGCGATTTCAACTTTAGACACATTTAAATCTAATTTTGCTGAGTGGCAACGTCCAACGCACTTTGAGGTAGAAATAAGTAATATTAATATCCCTGGTGCAAAGTTTGACAGCGACTTTAAAATTGTATGTAAAGCTTCAAACGTTCCTGCTGCAACTACTGGCGTAGTTGAAGTTCCATATCTTGGTCGTAAGATTAAGGTAGCTGGAGATAGAACGTTTGCTGACTGGACTGTCACAGTAATGGATGATGTAAACCACAAGTATAGAGAGAAGTTCGAACGTTGGATGGAGTACATTGGTAACTCTGCTTTCAACGTAAACGCTTCAACTCCTTTATATAAGGCAACTGCTAGTATTAAGATGTTAGAACGTTCAGCTGGTGCTGTAACTGGAGAATGGTTAATGGTAGGATTGTTTCCAAGTGAGATTGGTACAATTGATATGTCATATGAGACAAACGATGCTATTGCAGAATATACTGTAACATTTGCATATGATTACCATACTAGTGGTGTTGCTAATACTGCTGGTGGTGCTCTTGCTAATGCTTTCCTAGGATAATAATGAAAGATTAATTTCTTCCATATATATACTACTATATTATGAGATAAAGGATAGCATATGCCAATTGAATTATTCGGGTACAGATTAGAGAAAAGACTTAAGGAAAAGGATAAATCCAAAATAGCTAAGTCTTTTGTTCCACCTCGGGAAGAGGATGGTGCTAGTGTTATTCATGGCGGTGGAGTTAACGACTACTCCATTAATTTTGATTTCGACTATAAGTCGGATTTCGAATTAATAGAGAGATATCGGAAAATATCCAAGCACCCTGAGGCAGAATCAGCCATTGATGATATCATCAATGATGCTATTGTATTCGAACCCGGTGAAGAATCTATTTCCATTAACATGGAAAACTTAGATCAACCTGATAATATTAAAGAAGCAATTACTGAAGAATTTGAAAAAATAACCAGATTACTCAGTTTTAATAAAGAAGGTGGTGAGTGGTTCAGAAAGTGGTATATTGACGGTAAGTTATACTTCCATATTGTAATGGATGAGGGTAACTTAAAGAAAGGTATTCGTGAGGTTCG